AAAATCGGCAACCAAATATGAAAGTGTATATGTTCCCCCTTCAAGTAGGGGAGGTACCAGTTTATCAACAGGAAATGCAAAACAATACGAAACAGCTTTTACTGATGCTACAGGTAATCCTAATTATACACCAGGAACTCCTGTATTTGTACAAGGAGCTTATACTCTTAAAAATGGGGGGGGTAAAACTATATCAGCATTTGAAGATTTAAGAGCCCATTGGGAGGGGTCCTCATGGTATACAGGGTATAGATATGCTTCTAATCAAAGATCAAGAAAAATCAAAAGAAGTTCAACAAATGGAGATAATATTAATTCTAACTTACCAGAGAATACCCCAGACAATATTAAATTAATGACTTCAGGTAAAGGAGGATCTATTTCTTATTTGAAAAGCGGAGATCCCTCTAGAGTGGTTTATGACGTGGTTTTTTATTTGGACGGGAATTATCGATGTCCTCTTCCTTCTCCTATCAATGGGGAAATTAAAATGGTAGGATACGGGTCAATGTCTACAACTGAAATAAGGGGTCCTGAGGGAAGAGTTAGAATGTTGCATATGGATAACTTTTTAGTTCAAAAAGGAGACAAAGTAGTTGAAGGGCAAATTATAGGAAGGCAAAGTGATAAAATGAATAGTAGAGGAATAGCCCCCAATGTTCATCTACATATAGAATGTCCTGAAAAAGTCCTCAGAAAATATATTAAGAAAATGTTAGATGGGTCTTATACACGTACTGTTCAAGATAGGGCCGCTCGTACCCCTTAATAATTAATAAAGAAAAACATGGGAGTATTATTAAAATCTCAATATAAGGCCAAATTTACTAATGGTGGAGAACTTAGAACCCAAAAGGGACACAACTTTAGGGGATATTATATTCACACCACCAATGGGAAGTTTTTTGAAGGGAGTTCTGCACAGGATCAAGGAGCTCGGTTATACCCTAAGGGCCCTTCACAAAAAGGGGGAGCCACTTTTACCCCTTATGATGTCTTAAAACCTAAAATTCATGCCATCACTCAATTAAGAGACCCGGTATCAACAAAACCATCACCTACTGCGTCTGAAACCAAAAAGGGAATGTTTATAAGATATTTTTTTATAGATATAAGAACCAAAAATTTTTCCGAAACTTCAAAAGAGGAATACCAAAAAAGAGCCGAAATAGATCTCAATATTTTTAAATTTTACAAAATAGGATGGTGGATAACTTCAGTATACCAAGAAAGAAACAGTAATTCATTGAAATCCCTAGAAAAACTTGGCCATATTACTTTAGATATTTACGAATACTCATCCACTGGAGATGATATACCTAACGATATTTAACCTATGCTAAACATTATAGAAACACCCACCCAACTCGAACATTTCAAGTTGAATGAAAACTTTGAACAATGTTATATTGATTACGTTCAAACTAACGAGGATAAACATCCAAACCTCGATACCCTAACTGCCCTCTATATATACAGCTTAAAACAAAAACAGGGATATTTAATTAATTTTACACATCCAGATGCTCTAAAATTAGATGTTCTGAATTTTGACTTTTTAAACCAATATAAAGACATATTAATTTACGATAAAAAATATGCTATGCATATGTTTGATTCACTTCCTTACACGGATTTACAATCAATTTATTACACAAATACTGGAAAACACCACACCCTTGATTCAAAACCTCTTATATATTCTCACTTTTATAGAAAATTCCCTTCTACACAAACTAACAAAATAATTCCATTAGTAAAGCTGTATGAATGGTGCGAAATTAAGCGTATTAGCGCGTTAAAAATAATAGAAGAATATCCTCAATCGGATACCACAGAATGGTATAATCGCGTTTTAATTCCAACACTCTATAACGTAGAAAAACAAGGAATTCCCACACATGAAATACAAGCTGTATTTGATATCAATTCACCCCTTTCGCTAAAAAATGGGCTTTTCTTTAGTCTATATAACTACCAAACAACCACAGGAAGACCATCAAATAAATTCAATAATGTTAATTTTATGGCTCTTCAAAAAGGAAGCCAACAACGTAAATGTATTGTACCTCAAAACGACTACATATTAGAAATTGACTATGATGGGTATCACCCAAGATTAATAGGAGACATTGTAGGATATGAATTTGACGCTGAATCCTCTGTACATGAACAGTTAGGTAAAATGTATTTTAAAACAGACAAATTATCTAAAGAACAATATGCAAAATCGAAGGAACTTACTTTTAAACAGTTGTATGGTGGGGTTTTCAAGGAATTCGCTGATTTACCTTTCTTTAAAAAGACATTAAACTTTATAGTAAGTCTTTATTATAGATTTAATGAAGAGGGGTATGTTGAATTACCTATTTCTAAGCGTAGATTTTATAAAAATAACTATAATGAAATAGGGCCACAGAAATTATTCAACTACTTCATACAGATGAGTGAGACAGAAAGGAATATGGAAATTATGTATAAATTAAATGAGTTTTTAGAAAAGAAAAAAACCAAACTTATAATGTATATGTACGATGCTTTTATATTCGATGTAGATGAAAGTGATGGAAAAGACATTAAAAAGGAATTAGATTTAATAATCAGAAATAATAAGTTTAAAACAAAAGCCAAACAAGGGGAATCTTTTGGGGTGTTAGTAGAAATAGATCTAAATTAATAGAGTAAGAAGCATAAATTAATACTAGATACATTTATCAGATATAGGAGCGCAAAGCCGAGTTGGTTAAAGCCCATAACTATTTCTTGCTCTTTATTAGATATGTATCGCAGTAATGACAAACACAAGAACATTCTTAAGAGGTTATGAATAACAAAATTCACCTTACCTTCACATACCCAGATAAATTAGATGATGTCTTAGGGGGGATTGAAAACAGTTATGAGATTTTCATGGGGAAGATCTTTGTCCTAACAGATCTTGATAGTACTAAAGTAATGTGTACATATAATATTGTAAGTGGTGATAGAAGAACTAGGTTACCCAACACAATATTAGTACATAGAAAGAAACAAACAAATACTTTATATACAATAAATGCGTTAAATGAATTAATAAAAACATTAAACAACGGGGTTTTAGACAAAACTTTTCCTATTGAATGGAATGATTATAGAAATAATCTTTTATTGCATCAAAATAATGAATTTAAAGCAATAAGAACAAAGCTTTTCAAAATAGTTGAAGTTTAGTTTGGTTACCCGAGTTTTCTTTTTTACAATATATCAAAAATAATTTAATATGAACACTGACGAAATCAAGAAGAGGCTTGCTCGCCTTCAAACAAAGGGGTCACCAAATTCTAACGGAAAAAAATGGTCTGACAACTTCTGGAAACTCACACCAGGTAAAAAACATGAGGTAAGAATACTAAAATACAAACATAGTGATGATTCATTACCATTCACGGAGTTGTATTTTTATTTTGGTATTGGAAAACCAAGAATGATTTCATTAGTTAACTTTGATGAAGCCGACCCAATAATGGAGTTTGCCTCTGAGTTAAGAAAAACTAATGAAGAAGATAACAAAAAACTTGCTAAAAGACTTAACCCTAAAATGAGAGTATTTGCTCCCGTTATTGTTAGAGGTGAAGAAGAAGCAGGTGTTAGATTTTGGGAATTTGGTCCCCAAGCATATACTGAATTACTTCAATATATGGATGATGAGGATTATGGGGATATTACGGATGTTAAAAATGGATTTGACATTAAGCTTGAGCAGATACCTGCCGAACAAAGTGGAAAAGCTTATCCAACAACCACCATTAAACTGAAACCAAGAACTACTCCATTGAGTAAAGATGCTAAACAAGCAGAAGAGTGGTTAGAAAATCAACCAAACGTAAAGAAACTTTATACTAAAGTAGAGTATGAAGATATGAAAACATCTTTAATGGAATGGGTTAAACCAAAACTTGAAGGTGAAGGAGAAAGTGAAACTGTGTCAGTAGGAACTAATTACACAAACACTAAAAAGAAAGACGTTAATAAAGAATTAGACGATTTGTTTGAAGATTAATCATGGCTAGAAAGAAAAAAGAAACCAGTGCACCTTCCTTAACTGAGGATCTGTCTCAAGTATTAGCAGACAGCATAAACTCAAAACTAGGAAAGGG